AATTCATGATTGTTATTTAATGCAAGAAGGCGAGCCTTGTAGAATGTAGGCCTATTTTAATCTATATTTATATGCAAATTCTTGGTATATGACAATAGAATAATGGCGAAGAAAGTTAAGACAGAATCAGTAGAGACCTTTAAGCATAAATTTGAAGCCATTAGACCGTTCGGTCCAACAGTCATAAGAGGAGCAGTTCCCATAGATCTTATTCATTTATTGGATAAGAAGGCATCAAAAATGCTTGGAAGCGAACAACTTTCCAAAGAATTCAATCACGCGCAAAATCTAGCGGGTAATGTTCAAAAAGAAGTGCGCTTTCCTCCATCGTGGATGAGTACCAAAGAATTTAAACCTATGGTTGATTACCTAGGAGAAATGGTGAAAGCTTACATCTCCATTCCTCCGGCAAATGAAACCATCAGTCCTACGTTCGTTGGCAAACTCGTTATTCAATCAATGTGGATGGTGAGCCAGTGGGCGGGAGACTTTAATCCTTTTCATATTCACGAAGGACAATTATCAGGAGTCATTTATTTACGCATTCCACCTGGACTGGAACATGAATACAAGGAAGAGGATCATTATCCAACAGTAGGTGACATAGTTTTTTTTCACGGTCAAGCGGCGACGTTCAGCGGCCATAAGCTACAATATACTCCTAAAGTGGGTGATATATTTTTATTTCCTAATTGGCTGTCACACGGCGTCTATCCTTTTAGGACTAAGGGACAGGAAAGACGATCGGTTTCTTTCAATCTTGAACTTGTTAAGAAGCCAGGCGCCAAAGGTGGAAACGCTGAAACACTGCGTAATAAAGAATTCTATAATCAGAAAAAGAAGTGATTGATATTAAGAATGTCCCGATGGTCCGTGTGACGTGGACGGATGCTCGTGATACGGAAACCGGATGGATTGATATTAAAGAGATCCTTCATTCGCCGTTGGCCGTGTGCCAAGAGGTGGGATGGATGGTTGTTAATAACCCTGAAAAAGTAATTATTATGCGTTCCTACAGCAAAGATAGTAAAGATAAGAATGACATCATGGGTGGTGGCGCCATTGCCATCCCTAAAGGATGGGTAACTCATATTGAATATTTAACAGTTAGTTATGGTCAAAAAAACTCCTAAAATTAAACTATTTATCGCTACCCCGTGTTACGGAGGAATGCTCAGTGTTAATTATTTTGAAGGCTGCTTGGCTTTAATGAATGAATGCATAAGACAAGGCATAGGATTGCAGTTCGCCACTATTGGAAATGAATCATTGGTAACCAGGGCTCGCAATACATTAGTCCAATTATTTATGGATGATAAAAATAAGTATACTCATCTCTTATTTATAGATGCGGATATTGGCTTTGAGTATAAAACTGTTATGCGCATGTTGGATCTAGATGAAGAAGTAGTGGCTGCCATCTACCCTCGTAAAGCAATTGATTGGCGCAAAGTAAAAAAGAAAGCTCAAGAAAAACCTGACATTACTCCCGATGAACTCCACGCTTTTTCTTTAGAATATAATCTTAATGTAAAAAATCCCGACCATATTGAAATGAGAAAGGGATTTATTGAAGTGATGGATGCGGCAACTGGATTTATGCTCATTAAACGAAACGTGTTCAATAAAATGAAAGTGGCCTATCCTCATCTCAAGTTCACGAATGATCAGCATTTAGGGCAGCCCCATGAGGATAAGTTTAAATATCATGAAACCTCCGATTGGAACTATGCTTTTTTTGACACGATGATTGATCCGGATTCCAAAAGATACTTGTCAGAAGACTACGCTTTCTGTAGACTATGGCAGAAAATTGGTGGCACCGTTTATGCTGATGTATTTAGCGGCGTGACGCACTATGGAACCTATTCTTTCAGAGGAAATATAGGTACTCAATTCTTGCCTCCAGAGAAGAAGTAATTTATTATGTGGGGCCATGCAATTAACCGATTTAAAATTTCAACCAGGAATAGATAAACAGGATTCTCCTTATGCGGCCGGTGATGACCGACGCTATATCGACTCTGATTTTGTACGTTTTCATTACGGAAAACCAGAGAGATGGAACGGATGGGACTATCTTCCTAATCCTAATACAACAGTCGTGGGGGTGGTTCGCGATACGCACGCGTGGCTTAGCCTGGATGGAACAAGGCATCTTGCCTTGGGAACTGATAGGAAACTGTATGTTTTTACGGGAGGAGTGTTCAATGACATTACCCCCATACGATCTGGACCAGACTCCCTTACTAATCCTTTTACGACTAATGCCACGACGACTGTTTCCGTATTGGATTCATCGCACGATGCCGAACAAGGGGATTTTGTGACTTTTGATTCATTCTCCGCCATTGACGGCTTGGATATGAACAATGAGTTTGAAATCACCACCATCACGGATTCAAATAACTATACCGTCACTCATACGAGTACGGCGTCAGGATCCACGTCAGGCGGGGGAGGAACAGGAAACGCTAACTATCAGATCTCTATTGGAGAGACAACTTCCACCTTTGGATATGGATGGGGTACGTCCACATGGGGATCTAGTACGTGGGGAACAGCTCGTTCATCATCAAGTGTGGTGATTTACGCAAGAAACTGGTCACTTGATAACTTCGGGGAAGACTTGATCGCAACGGTCATTAACGGGGGAACTTATAAATGGGACCTTTCAGGCGGTGTCTCTAACAGAGCAGCGATCGTTACAAACGCTCCTACGGCGTCACGGTTCAGTTTAGTGTCCGCTGATACAAGACATTTGTTTTGTTTAGGGACAGAGACAACGATTGCAGACACAGCCACGCAGGATGACTTATTCTTTAGATGGTCGGACAGGGAAGATCTAACGGATTGGACTCCTGTAGCGACGAATGAAGCAGGATCTCTTAGAATTGCGGATGGATCACGTATCATAGGAGCGGTTAAATCAACAGGACAAATACTTGTATGGACGGATAAATCCCTGCACGGTGTTCAGTTTGTTGGAACGCCTTATACTTTCGGACAGCGTCAATTAGGAGCTAACTGCGGACTCATCGCACAACACGCAGCCATAGATGTAAATGGTAAAGCCTATTGGATGGGAGAGAATTCCTTTTACATGTATGACGGTGTGGTTAAAAAAATGCCTTGTTCCGTACAGGACTTTGTATTTGATGACCTTAGTTTCACTAATAGAAACGACATTGCATGCGGACTCAACACCGAGTTCAATGAAATTATTTGGTATTACGCTACAGCTAGTGCTACGCAAATTGACAGAGGAGTTGTATTTAATTATTTAGAAGGTACATGGTATACCATCAGCCTTGACCGTACGAGTTGGCTTGCGGCAGAGATATATGAACAGCCTATCGCCACTCAATATAGCACGACTTTAACGGCTAATTCCGCGACCATTCTAGGCCTGACGGCGGGAGCCTCTTATGTCTACGAACACGAGAAAGGAAACAATCAAGCTGACGGCACGGCGATCAGCGCGAGCCTGACTTCAGGATCCATTGAAATCGCCTCGGGAGATCAATTAATGTCCGTCAGTAAATTCGTTCCTGACTTCACTAATCTAACAAATAATGTTGCTGTTACATTGACTTTGGAACAGTATCCACAGTCAGCAGCTAATGTGACAACAACAGGAAACGTCACGTCTTCAACGCAGAAAATTGACATACGGGGAAGGGGAAGGTCCGTGAACCTTGCTTTCGTATCCGATACTGTGGATGACACGAACTGGAGACTGGGTTCTATGAAACTGCAGCTTAGACCGGACGGAAGAAGATAATGACACAATACGATGCAAGTGATTTAGATAGAAGAAAGTCTTTCCTTAATCAATTAGGAGGTGGATTAGGAGCTGGATTAGCTGGATTAGGAGGTGGACAAATAAGAATGCAACCACCACAAGGAGGGTGGCCACAAAACCCTTCCACTCAATTACCACCATTTGGAGGAAGACCAGGACAATGGCCGTACCAACCACGACCTCAACACCCTTACCAACAGCCACCAATTCAACAGCAACTGGATCCGTGGGGAATTAAAGGAATGGGAGAGCAGATAACAGGTTTTGAAGAGCAATTAGGAGGATACGGAGAAACACTAGGGGGATATGGTGAACAAATAGGAGGTTTCGGTGAACAGCTTGGCGGATACGGTGAACAACTTGGGGGACTTGGAGAAAGAATGGGTGGATTTGAATCCACTTTGGGAGGCCTCGGTGAAAAGATGGGTGGATTTGGAGAGCAGTTTGGAAACATTAGTGACCGCTTGGGTAAGATAGAAGAAGGAATTGCCGGCTTAAATAAACAATCCCCAATGCAGCAATCCCGTCCACCTGGACATACATCTTCCTATGGTTATAATCCCTATTCCATGCTAGGGGGATTGGGAGGATTATTCGGATATCCTGGAGGATTTGGAAGGTATTAAAAAATGGCTAAAATTACAATCACACGTTTACCTAACGCGACACCCGACTATGAAAGTGGTCAGTTTGATCAAATGATTCGTCTTCTTGAACAACTCATTTTCCTGCTTAATACTTCCTACGCTCAAGACATAGAAGAACAAAGTAGCGGAAGGAGCTGGTTCCTTGGCTGATACCTTTAAAAACGTCGGTGTTGATTTAAGTACAACAGATCCAACAACAATTTACACTGTTCCAACGGCAGCACCAGGGGCATTACCTCCTGTTTTTCCAACCACGGCCGTAATTAAATCAATCATCATCTGTAATGATTCGGCGAACACCACCGAGTATACCATAGAATGGACTGACAGCAGTGCTTCGGCGACCTATAAAATTACCAATGACAAAACTATTGCTACCGACACGACCTATGAAGTTTTATTACAGCCTCTGGTTCTAGAGGAATCAGACTTGATTAAAATAACAGCGAACGCCGCCAATGAAATTCACATCACAATGAGTTTTTTAGAAACAACAAAAGGAGCACTCTAATCGAACTTCATTCCTTGTTCATTACTCCTGTGTTCGCGGTAAATTTCACCAATGGTGATTATGGAGATTTAATTAAATCCATCCGAGATGTTCAAGAAGAAGATTCAAAAGGAATTCAAAAGACCAATCAAGGAGGATGGCATAGCCGTGATGATCTTCACGAGGACATGCGTTTCGGTGGCATTAAAAGGGATATCATTCACTACTGCATAGAGGCATTGGATCATTTAGGCGTGGAGGATCACTGTGAACCCCAACTTACTGGTATGTGGGCCATGGTCAATGGGCCCGGAACCTATAATAAACTGCACTCCCATCCCCATAATTATCTCTCAGGAGCTTTTTATCTGCAAGTTCCAAAGGACAGCGGAAAATTGACTTTTCATAATCCTCATCCCCAATCTGAAGTTATTGCTCCTCCTATGAAGGAGGATCAATCCATTCATTTAGCCCCTCGCGTGGGATGGCAGCCAAAAGTTAATGACTTGCTTATTTTTCCATCATGGCTTAATCACGAGGTGGAAATTAACAATTCAAAAGAGGATAGAATTATGTTAAGTTTTAATGCTGAAATACAAAGGAAATTAAATTAGATGGCTAAAATAATAGAACCAGCAGAACTTCTAGGACATATTAACACATCGGACGGGCGAAGAATCCCACGCTATAAATGTAAAAGTGAAACCACTCTTATCAATACCGTAACGGGGGAGGAATATGATTCGGAAGATGCAATGAAAACCGATGTTGATAATCCTGCCACAGCAACGAAACAAGAACACATCAGACGAGATGTCAGAATCTTTGCGCCATCACTGGCGGATATGGTAGGGGAAGTTCCTAAAGATTAGGCGCTACAAGTCTCACATTCAGCTTCAGCTTCATTACCACTCACACTAAAACTCATGTCCTTACTTTCAGAAGAATTCTCACACCCGCATCCATTCTTGTGATCTTTTAATTCTTTCTCTAGTCTTAGATTTTCTCTCTCAACCGCCATTAATCGTTCGTGATACCGTCCTGTCTTATCGGCAAGGACAGCTATAGCCTTCAATACCTCTTGATTTTCCATTTTATTCTCCTGATTTAAATTTTTGGGTGAGAACCAATTTAAACACATCATTGATTTAAATCAAGATGATTAATGTCAAATCGTGATAATAGTTCTCTTGACAAAGGAAATGTGATATGGAACAGCAAGAATTATGAAGCAGGATGATTAGATTTTTTTCAACGCTTGATTGGATTGAACAGGATCATCCCATCACTAAAGCTGACAAACATCTACCTGTTTGGATTAAATGTATGCCTGGTCACGGCCCATATGATCCAGAGGATAAATTTCAGGAAAGTTATGTCAAGGCAACCACTTCCACCATAAAGAATTGTTTTGGTATTCGAAATCTTTTTAAGCGCGCCTTCATAGTCCCTATGTGGACGGACACTTGGATAGAAAAAGACCAGAAGAAGGATCAGCTATGGACTCAACAGCCTGGAATGAATCGCGATGCGGGCAAGGAACCCGTCCAAACGCCCACGACCCTGTTTCCCGACTATATGATGGTTGACTGGCTGCCACCAGTGGCCAAGGATAGCAATCAGGCCATATTCAAGTTTAACAACGTCTGGTACGCGGAGAGTTCCACTCACGATCTTCTGCAAGTGCCGTTGTTTTATCATTACAATGAGGACTTCAGCTGCCCCATGGGGGTGATACCCGTGGCTAGTTCATGGATTCAACAGATCAATATAAATTTAATATTAAAAAAGGATAAAGTGCACATCAAGGCTGGCACACCGCTAGTGATGCTGATACCTGTACCCAAGGAGGAACGCGTCCCTTATAAGGTGGGCAACAAATTTAAAGAAAGATCTCTTAAAAAACATGAGGAGAGCCAAAAGAAGATGAGCAGGCAACTGCATCCTAATCAATATCTCAAAACATTAAAAAAGACAGAGAAAGAACTATGAACAAGAAAAAAAAGAAAAGAATATATGAGAGGATGTTTGTATTCGGCAGAATTGTTTGTAAATATAAAATTGAACAAGACCTCATTGATGATATAAATCAAAAATATGAAGACGCCTTGAAAAATACAAATTTACTAACTTCTTATGGTAAAAATCTGGCAGGAAGACTTGATTCCGAATTGAATATATTACCCATACTTCAGAGTTCTAAAATATTTAAAAAAATAACACAATGCATGAGTGATTTTATTGATACATCAATTGAATACGGTTTATGCAAACCTGGACCTCATAATCTCGACATACTTTCTGTTTGGGTAAATGATATGAAACCAGGGGAATATAATCCTGTTCACACTCACAATGAAAATATTGGTTATTCCGCCAATCTTTATTTAAAAATTCCTGAATTCATAAATGATGTGACGGAGCCACATAAATTCAGGGATGGCAAAATAGTCTTTGTCTCTCCAGATGCTATATCATCAGAGGCTGTCCTTCCAAAGGTGGGTGATTTTTATATTTTTGCAGCGGATCACATGCATGGCGTCTATCCCTTCAAAACAAAGGATCCAAATTCCATAAGACGTTCAATGCCTATAAATTTCATAATTAATAACAATTTTAAAGGGAAGGTGATATCTGATGACTAAGCATCATTTATTTTCTCAAAAATGTTGGTCTTTTTCTCTTCCTCGTCATAAAGAGTATAAACGTTTAATAAATCAAATTATTATTTTGGATAAAACTGATCCTAATTTTCGTTTAAATGAAAAAGGAACTTTTTTGAAATCAACGGAACAAACAAATGTTTACGCTTGGAAAAGTAACTGGCATCTTCACACGTATTTTCCTATCTTCAATGAATTATGCCAGGAGATAAAACCCTTTCTTGCTCAAATCATTAAAGAGGAAAAAATACACAACACCTCTGAGATAGATACAATCGACTGCTGGATAAATAAATATAAAAAAGGTGATTTCGCTCAACCCCACCGCCATGGTAATGATTGCTGGAGTGTGGTTTATTTTATGAATTCTCCTCAAGACAGTGAAGCTGTTTTTCGAGTTCATAATCCTTTAGGAACAACTTATAATAGCGGACTTCTTGAAAATTTTAGGACTCTTGATATAAATACTGAAGAAGGGTCCATAATAATACTGTCAGGCGCCATCATACATGAAGTCACTCCTAATAGGAGCGAAGCAGAAAGAATAACAGTTGCTATGAATTTCAGGATGTTTGATAAATTTTCGGCAGAAGGTATCTGATGACAATATTTTTTGATAAAGAAATTAAATTCTGTCCAATTGATAAAGATATGAGAAAAATATGGCCTCATCCAAAACCAGCTAATCATTTTATGCCTGAAGAATATAAAAAACTAGAAAGACACAAGGATGGTAATTTACACGCGCCAACAATTAAAACGTGTATGCCTTTTCTTGACGCAATGGGGTCTGGATATATTATACCTTTCGATCAAGACTATATAATTGATCCCACGGAAAAAGAATTTTCGGTCACTCCTGCAAACAAGGAAAAGAATGATATTGGCTATCACGACAAAGCTCAAGTACCCAAAGAATGGCATCATAAAACTGGAGAATACGCCGGTAAATTTATTAATAAATGGCTCATCACAACTCCTCCTGGATACAGTTGCTTATTCACGCAACCTATGAATAGGTTTGGAGAAGACCGATTTCTTCTTATCAACGGGGTGGTGGACACGGATAATTATATCAACACCATTAATTTTCCTTTCATTCTTCTTAAACGGGATAAGCAGTTTCTCATCAAAAAAGGAGATCCTATGGTTCAGATTATTCCCTTTAAAAGGGAATCATGGAAAATGTCGTCAAAGTTTTATTTTGAAAAAAAACACTCAGCCACTATAAACCTGTTAAATAGCGAATTTATGGATAGGTATAAAAAAATGTTCTGGCGCAAGAAAAGCTTTAAATGATACTTATTCAAGATTATATAAAATGCTATGAAAACATACTAGATCCTGAAGTATGCGAGAGGGTAATTAAGGAGGATAATTATGATTTTAAACGTGCCACTATACATGGCGGAATAACAAGTTCGGCTCGAAAATGTTATGCACAGTTCATTGATAAAAAGTTTGATTCCATCTTTTATGAATCTTTTGGTAAAATTTTAAAACTCTACCGAGAAGAATTTGTAAATTTTTCTACAGGCTTAACTTGTGAAGACACGGGGTATCAACATCTCTGGTACAAGGGAATGGAAGAAGGAGAATATAAAGAGCACACAGACCATTTTGATCTGCAGCCTCGTACGTTAAGTTGCTCTCTTATTTTAAATGATGACTACGACGGAGGAGATTTTTCTTTTTTTAACGGAGAACATATTATTCCAAAAAAAACAGGTGATGCCGTTGTTTTTCCCAGCAATTTCTGTTTTCCCCATTCAGTGACTCCTGTCACCAGTGGTGATCGTCACTCAGTTGTGACTTGGTTTCATTAACAATATGCATAATTTTAATCTTAAAACCAATAACATTATAACTTGCGAGGATTTTCTTCCTCAAAAAGAAATTGATTTTATTTATATGGATTTATTAAATTTAAGAGGATTATTTGAAGAAGAGAATTGGGAATATTCTGACGGAAATAAGGCTAATCTTCCCATTAAAAATTGCGGGGGAAAAGGCCTCGTAATAAAGGATGAGGAAGAAGAAAAAAAATCTAAATGCCCTCATATATTTAATCTCAAGGAACGTTTTTTTTCTCCCGGGGTAATGTTCTTCATTGATTCTATGAAAAACAATACGATATTCAATCTATTGCCTATCTCTCGTTTCAAATGGCATATTCACATAGTTTCCTATTCAAACGGAGGATATTATGACTGGCATCGGGATAGGGGAAATGACACTCTATTCACCTTTAATCTTGTTCTCAGTAAATCTCCCACTATGAAAGGAGGGGATTTTCTCTTTAACGATGAAAAAATAATTAAAATAGAAAATAGGCATAATTCTTTATGTATTTTTCCCTCTTATATTCCACATGCCATAACAAAAATAACCATTGATGAGGAGAAAAGCACCCCTTTTTTAGAGCAACGCTTTAGTATACAGTACTGGGTAAAATTAAATAATGTTTAAAAGTGAGGGTCGTAGTCCGCCCATGTTTTCCCTGCAGCATTAGCGGTTTCATTAGCTTCATCATCAGCTACAGCGGCGTAATAAGCATCAATAGCGGTTTCAATTTGTCCTTTTCTTGTCTCTCCCCATGTAAGAAGATCAGCTATAGTTGTTGATCCCACAGCATCGGAAGTGGCATTTAAGTCAGTATTGCCCGCCATATCCCCTGTTGAGACGTCTTTATTTTGAATTTCATTCTGACCCGGTTGATCATTCCAAATGACACAATGAATCGTATCAGGGAGTGCAACCATCGCAATGCCTTTATCAGCCCAATCAATATGAAATGAATCATCCACTTTGATGAAGTCATTATTTGATATTACAATCTGTGTCGCCATTTTTACCCCTAGTGTTTTATGATGTAGTTAACCACCACGTAAGGTGAAAAAGCATTATTTCCCGCAGCAGTCACCGCTCCTGTCAAAGAAGTTGTTATATTTCCTGTCAATGTACCAGATAAAGTATGAGCATGAGTGTGCCCTGTTCCTGATCCAGCAGTGAATCCAGTACTGGTTTGGTTCTTGTCAACATTACCACCTCCAGTACTAACGACATAAGGCGGACCTACGTCTGGTCCATAACTAAAAGTATGGCCGTGACTTGCGAGCTGAGCCGTAGTAATGGAAGTATTGGAAATAGATCCCGTCACTGATACAGCTTGGTTAGTTGCATTTGTCGCCGCCTGGTTGTTCGTCACGGCCACCGTCACGGTGTTCGCGCCTCCCGTTCCAGCTAAATTGTAAGTATTACCATCATATCCTTGAGGTGTCTTGCCTTGAAGATTGGGAACATTGAAAGTCGTAGAACTATCACCAGCTCCATAAGTTGTACTTATAACAGCAAAGAGATCAGCATATGTTGTTCGTGAAATAGCTGTTCCGTCACATAACACATAACCAACAGGGGCTGTCGCTTTGCCCCAAGGCTTGATCGCCCCTACTTCACTTCTATTTGTAAAATCCTGTAGATTAGTCATTATACTTTAATCTCCATCCATAGTCACTTGTACTGTATACCAATGCAATAGCCGCACTGTCAGTAGAAATCGTCATATCCGCGGCCGAACCTTGAATCTTTTCCGAATTTCTTGCTACTGTAATATTATTAGTCGCCGCGTTTCCTAAATCAATAATCTTCACTTGATCCCCCACGCTTGGAGAACCAGGTAAAGTATATGTGCGCGCCGCAGCGTGCGTGTTAGCTAAAACATTCTGCCCTGCTGTTAATGTCACATTGGCCGTTACGGCCCATGTTTCATCCAAACCAGCTAGAGATAAGATGTCATACCAGTCAGTACCGTCCGTTGAAACGAGACGATATTTTCCGTTTGTAATGGTAAGCGTGTTGCCTGAAGCGCCTAGTCGTGCCGAAATGTCGGCTCCACCAGTGATATTGTTATAAATTCCATAAGTTTTTTGTGTTGCTGGAAATTGAACAGTATGAGTCGTGGAAACGGTTCCTGTGAAAATTAATTGATTTTGTCTTGCTTGGTTATTGGCTGCGGTATCGGGTCCGTCGGCATTCGACAGAGTAGTAGATGTGCCTGTAGTAATGGCTGGAACGGCGTAAACGCCTGCAATGGCGAATTCAAAAACCTGAGAAAAGTTGTTATTGGTAATGGTTCCCCATGTACCTGAATTTTCTCCTGTTACCTGTAGTTCTGTTCTAAGACCCGTTGAATACGTTACCATTTAATCTCCTAATACCTTTTTTTAATGATTTTATGCAGCCTTGTCAACTTCTACCCAAACGGCTGTTTGCGAGTCATCCACTTCTTGCCAGAAGGTTCCTCGTAATGTTCCTGTAGTAGTTGTAGCAGAAACTCCTGTGGCTGTAAAGTCTACATCTGTCCTAATATTCAAGGTTCCTACAGAAGATGTAGCCTCGACGCTTGGAGCTTCATAAAGTGTTTCTTGAGTTGCATCTCCCTGACTAAGCGTTAAAGAATTTCCTGTGACAAAAACAGAAGTTCCTACATCTCCTTCAGAAAGTGTTAAACTATTTCCCGTAGCATAAACCACCCATTCCGCCTCGGCCGTTACATCATTAACACTTGCTGTTAATTCATGCTCTGAGGCTGGTGAAATAGTAATATTACCGTCAGCGGCAATAGCAAATGTACCTATAGATGAAGTAAGGCTGGCTCCCGTTGGGGTAATATTTTGATCCGTGGTAATAGTTTCGTCGCCCTGGCTTATAGCTAAAGAATTTCCAGAAACGGCAAAAGCTCCTCCTGATGCCCCCCATTGTTGGTCACCCCAACCGATGGCTGCTCCTGTGGTAATATCCGTATCACGGTTCCATCCTACTCTAATTTCTGCTGATTCAGTGGTATCTCCTAGAGATGAGGTTGCCCCCACTCCTGTGATAGCAAAGATATGATCTGTATTGATGGTGTAATCGCCAACAGTAGACGTTAATTCTTCGCCTGTTGGAGTAGCATTCGCAATACCAGTAGCCGTAGCAGTCCCTATGGAAAGTGTTGTGCCTAATCCAGTTACACTGATAATTTGATCAGTTACAACGGTAGGCGTTGCAGTACTTGACGTGAGGCCATTACCTGTAGCGGCAACGGGCGCATATTCTCCCCATGCTCCACTGCCCCAAGTCTCTCGGCCCCATCCTTGAACAGAGGCCATGATTTATCTCCTTATGCGATCCTTAAAATTGCAGCAGTTGCTTCAGCAGCAGGAAACGTAATTGTAAAAGTTCCAGCCGAAGAAGATTTAACTCCACCAAAATCTAAAACACAAACAGATGCATTGGTTGTTAAACCAGTAACAGTAGAACTGTTATAAATCACAGCAGCCTGTGCAGAAATAGTCGCACTGGTGAATGAAAGATCGGGTGAAAAATCACAAACCGCAGTATCAGTTGATAATACTGGAGTCACCGATGTTAATGCTCCTCCACCTGCTGAATAAGTGCCTGATGCACCTACCTCATCGGGTGTGTCGTAGATAGTAGTTGATTTAGATAAAGTCGCTTCACTATCAAAAAGCGCTAATTTAAAAGTGTTCCCTGTCGTTGCCGTAAAATTATGCAATGCTTTCAGGATCTCCACTTTAAAACTGTTACACACAGCTTGTACTATAGCCATAATAACCTCCTTTAAGGGTTCCTTGATTCGAGAGGGACACGAATGACACCGTCTCTATATTC